TGCCGCCCGGCGTGTTGAGCGCGAACAGGTCGGCATCCCATTCCTCGGACGTGGAGGCGTGCCGGCGGTCGGTGCGTGCGAGGCGTTCGACGCCGCTGACCGTGCTGCTCGCGGCGAGCTTGGCCGCCAGGCGATGCGAGTCGGCCTTGAGCGCGGCCTCGCGGCAGATCGCCCGGATCAGGTGATGAACGAGCAGCGTTTCGTCGGCCTGCCAGCGGCGACCATCCCACACCAGCCACTTGCCCCAGGCCGCGCAGTAGCGCCAGTCCTCCGCGTAGCGCCCCGTGAACGACAGTGCCAGCGCATCGTCGGTAGCCCAGACTGTGGCCTCCTGCGAGGGGGTGGCATTGGCCGGCTTGATGCTCATGCGCGGCCCGCCATCGAGGAAGCCGGCGACGTCGAATCCTTCGGCCACGGCATCGGCCGCGTCCCAGCCGTCTGCTTTGTCGTCCGGCGGCAGCAGCACGTCGCAGGAAGCGGTACCCGCCGTGAGCGCTGCCTGCGCGGCCGCCATCGCATACTCCCAGCCCGGCTTGTCGCGGTCTGGCCAGATCAGCACAGCCTTGCCGGTCAACGGCGACCAGTCGGTCTTGTCGACCGGCGCATTGGCACCGTGCATTGCCGTGGTTGCGCAGACGCCGAGGTGGATCAGCGCCTGTGCGCATTTCTCGCCCTCGACCAGAACAACGTTGCCGGCGGCCGCGAGACCCGGCTGGTTGAAGAGCGGGCGAGGCTCGGGCGGCGCCATCTTGCGGCGGCGCGCATCCCACGGTCGGAACTCCTTCTTGCCACCGGGTGGGTCGTAGCGGTAGACGACGGCGATGAGCTTGCCCTCGGCATCGAGGTAGTCCCACTTCGCCGTAGCAGGGCCGAGATCGTCGATCGGCGCCTCTTTCCTCGCTTTGCGCACGGGCACAGAGTAGGAGCGACCGATCAGATCGCCGGCTTCGCTCAACACCCGTGGGAATTCGGTGTAGATGTTGATGCCGTGATGGGCGGCGATGAGGGTGAACACGTCGCCGCCTTCGCCGGTGGCGCGATCGGTCCAGAGCCCGGCCTTATCGCCGTCGAGCACGACCTCGAGGCTGTCGCCGGGACTGCCCAGCACGTCGCCGATCAGGAACTTGCCGCGTCGCTTCTTGCCGGCCGGGAACAGCGCCAGCAGCACCGACTCGAGACGTGCGATCAGCTCCGTTCGAATCGCCTCGTGCTTCGTGTCCCCGTCGAGTTCCAGGGAGGGTTGGGTATCGTTGAAGTCGATCATTCGGCTCCCTCGACAGTTGAATCTGCTGCATCGCCTTTGCGGCCCTGAACGGCAGCGATGTGCGCGGCCCACGCTTCGAGCTCGGACAGGCGGTAGCGCACCAGGCCGCCAAGCAGGTAATGAGGGATGCGATGCTTGGCGCGCATCGTGTGATCCGCAAACCAGTAGTACGGCAGGCGCAGCGCGGCGGCGGCCTGCTTGGCGTCGATCATCGGCTCGCCGGCGATGACCGGCGGCGTCTGGATATCGGTATCGTTCATCCTTGGGTCCTCCAGCAGCGGTCCTGCCAAGCGCACATCCGGCATTCGAAATGGGTGGAATCGGTGAACGAGCGCGGCAGCAGCTCGCCGGCCTCGGTGGCGGTGATGACCTTGACTGCCCGGTCCGACATGCGCTGGGCGAGGCCGCCATCAAACGGCACACGCTCGGCATAGATCTCCATCGAGTCGGCGTTGATGGCCGTGAAGAGCGCCGGGTGTGCGTGGAGATCCAGATAGGCCTGGTAGAGCGCGACCTGTGCTGCGTAGACAGGCTTGGCGACGGCCAGATAATGTTTCTCCAGCTCGCGGAAGGATTTGGCGCCCAGGCACTTGTTCTCCCAGAGCGCCGGGTAGGTAAAGCCCTCAGGGCCGGCGACGATGACGCCGTCGACATGGCCCTGCAGGCGCCCGTCCGCTGCCTCGAAGCCGAACTGCACGTCGTCCGCGTGGCGCGTGCGCAGATCGAAGCCCGCCGCGCGCAGCCAGCCTGCTACGCAGTCCTCGATCACGTGGCCGCGCTCGAAGATGCGTAGCATCCGGCCTTCAGTTTCGCGACCGGCATCGACCGGTGCCTGCGCGTACTCGTACTGCAGGGCGCGCTCGCACGCCACGCCCAGGCGCGAAGCACCGAGATAGTGCCGCGCCCCTTGCCGGGCGCGCGCATGCTGCATCCCGAGGTCGATCAACGCCGTGACCTGGCCGGAGAGGCTGGCCGAGGAGTTGAAGTCCATCATGGCTTTGCCTCCCACGGCAGGTCGTCTTCGAGGTCGGCGAACGGATCGCTGGCGGCGTCCTTCATGCCGCGTATCGGCGGGAGCTTGCTCGCCTCGTGGTGCTCGACCATCGCCTCGGTGTAGCGGGTGACGATAGCGTCGATCACCTGCAGAGCCTCAGCCTCCGAGTAAGCACCGAGCGGCTTGTCGAAGCCGATGTACCCCGCCGCCTCGCCGAAGGCCTTGAGGCATTTACGCATCGCGGCCCGTTCGATATCAGACGGATCGATCATCACGGCCTCCCTCGAATTGCCATAGCCGTCCTTGACCCGGAGCCAGTTGCCATACAGCGCGTGGAACGCGTCCTGGCAGCGGCGCGAGCAGAACACCCAATCGGCGGGATAGCGGCGCGCATCGCCCGCCGGATGGCGATTGTCGGTGTGGCCGAAGCCTCGCGCCTGTTGTTTGCAGACCCAGCATTTCATCCGTCCCCCTTACTGTGCCCAGGCGGGCTTGCCGGTGGCTGGAGCCGGCCGGGATGCGGCAGGTGCGGGCGCACGCGGCGCCGCCGGCGCGCCGGAGGTGCCGCCGCCCGGCGTCTTCTGCGGCACCGCCAGGCCGAGCGCCTGCGCGTACTCGGGCTGGCCGGGCTCGACGGCGAGCTTGACCACGTTGCGCAGCTCGCCCTTAGCGTCTTTCTCGACGTCGATGCGGCCGACGAACTCGATGCCGTCCAGCTCATGGAAGCCCTGGATGCGGCGCGCGGCGGCCGCCTGCGGGCCCATGTCCTGCGGGTGGACGTTGCGCGCGGAATTGAGCACTGCACGGATGAAGGTGCGGCCCATCTGCCCCCAGGTCGGGCCCTTGGGGCTGTGCAGGCCTACGTTCGACCAGAGCTTGCGCTTCGCGTACTCGCCCTCCAGCACAACGAACTCGCAGGCGAGGTAGACCGAGCCGGTCTCGAAACTCTGCGTCGCGTAGCCGCCAACCCAGCCCTGGTCCGGGTCGTCGTAGCCGCCCGGTTTGATGGTCATGCGTAGGCGGGCGATAGTGCCCTTGGGGATGAGATCGAAGTCCTGCTGCTGTTCGGCGTCGTTGAAATCGTTCCAGGTGGTCATGGCCTACTCCTGCGGGGATGCGGTTGTTTGGGTGGCGGCGGCCGGGCGCGTGAAATCGAGACGCTCGGGAGCGGGGCGGGCGGCGCTGGCGATCTTCTGCATCAGGCGGCCGAGGTGCGGCTCCTCGACGAGATCGAGACGGCCGGAGCGATCTTTGGCGGGATAGCCCCAGGGATTGAGCGTGTGGCAGACGAAGGCCCGATAGCCCGTGCCGTCCTCGGCTTTCAGCTCGGCGAGCGTGATGACCTCGTCGACGATGCCTGGCAGTTCCAGGCCGGTCTTGGAACCGTCGATCTGCAACTGGTGGATGCGGCGGTTGTAGTCGTCGACTTTTTCCTCGAGGATGCCGACGAACCAGACATTCCGGCCGCGCGCGTGCTGCAGGTGCGTGAGCCAAGCGATCATCTCTTGGCCGAGCAGCCCGTAGGCGCCGCGACTGTCCGGTTTGCCGGTCTTCTCCGAGTAGGCCTGCGGCTGGCCCTTACACCACTGAAGACACAGGCGCCCCGCGACCGTGATCGAGTCGACGAAGATGGTCTGGTACTTGGCGAGCTGGGCCGGATCGCCGTAGCGCGCGCAGACTGCGTCGTAATGCGCCTGGCTGAACGACTGGTCGTCGCGCAGCGCCGGGTTTGGGCCGCCGACGAACACGGCAACGTCACAGCATTCCTTCCAGGTGCGCGGACGGACGGTGTCGCCGGCCCAGCCCTCGACGGCCAAGTCACCGGCCTCCAGGTCCATGAACAGAGTCGACTCGGCATCAAGCGCCCACAGCTGAGAGGTCTTGCCGATGCCGGCCTTGCCGACCAGCACGCCCTTGACGCCGCGCCGCTCGGCCAGCCGCTGATCAGCGGTGATGATCGGGAGCGCCATCACGCCACCTCCTTCAGCTGCACGGCGACCGCCGGATTCCAGAGGATTTGATAGCCAGAGTGACCATTGCGCGAGTACGGCATCGCTTCGGCCCAAGCCTCGCCGGCCTCGGTCAGCTCCCATTCGTCGCGGTCGTTGCGCACCTGCAACCCGTGACCCGCGAGACGCTGGTTGGCGGCCTTTGCCGAGATGCCCAGCAGCTGGCCGACCTGCGTGGCGTTGAGCGAACAGATCGGGGCATCGGCAGCCGGCAGTGCGCGGCGCAGCGTGTCGACCGTGATGCCGGTGTTCTCGTGAATACAGGTCAGCGTTGCAGCCATCGCAATGCCGGCCTTGACGCCAGGTACCTTTGCCACGGCCTCGCCGATCAGCAGGATCGAGGAAACGCGGTCCTGGGTCGGCGCGGGGAGTGCAGCCACGGCGTTCGGCATCGCATAGGTGCCGGTCTTGCGGATGGAAGGAATGACCTCGTGCGTGATCCAGCGCTTGAAGCGCTTGGCGTCGGGCTTGCGGCTCCTGAGGATCGCCGAGTAGAGACCGGACTCGTTGATGACCAGCATCTCTTGATCGCCGGAGGGGGTACGCACGATCTGCGTACCCTTCTCGTCGTCATCGAGCGAGCGGGTCATGTCGCTGGCCATGCGGTATTCGAGGGACTGGGCGATGTCGGCCGCGACAAACCACGGCTCGCCCTGGGCATCGGTGACCACGCGGACCGGCCGGCCCTCGAAGTCGAACGGGATCAGTTGGGTGTTCATCGATCAGTTCTCCGAAACGAGGGCCAGCCGGAACGACGGCTTGCCGGGCTTGACGGTGCGTGCGGCCTCGAACTGCGCGCGCAGCGCCGGGGGCCAGTTGTTGAAGCGCGATTCCGACACGCCGTACTCGACGTCGACGTAGTCCTCGACGTTGTCGCCGGCGGCGGCGATGCGCTGGGCGATCGCAGCCAGTTGCGCCTGATCCCACGACACGCGTTTGGGTTGGTCGACGGTCACGCGCAGCGGGCCGTCCGAGAGGTGGATGACGCCAAAGTCCTTGCCGGCGTCGAGGCGCACGGCGCGGGCCTGCTCGCCGTAGGCGGCATCAAGTGCCGCGTCGAACTTGGCGCGCGCCTTCTTCAGCCAGTCGAGGGCTTCGTCGAGATTGCGGCTGAGTTCCTGCTTCTGGGCCGGGGAAAGCGCGGCCAGCTGGCTCACCGAGAGATCGGCGAGGTCGGTGGGGAAGATCGTGAGTTCGCTCATCGCCGCCCCCCTCACACATGGACCCGCACCGAGGTCGAGTAGCGCGAGACGCGCCGCTCGAAGGCCTCGACTTCGGAGATCAGGTAGGTGACACGGGCGCCGAGCTTGCAGAAGACCGGGCCGAGCTGTTCCTGGCGCCAGCGGCGCAGGGTCTTGACCGAGAGGCCCCAGCGGGCCGCGAGCTCGTTTTCGTCGAGGGCGATGCGGACGGTGCCGCCGGGATTTTGTCGGTCGGAGATTCGACCGATTTGTGCTGCAGACAGTCGGGTTTGCATTTCGATGTGCCTCCTAGATGAAATGGGCACATCGAAGTCTCCGCACGGGTTTATGGCCCGTGTGCGGTTCGATTTATGGGCGCATTTATGGGTTGCGCCGCACCCGGTATTTGCCGCGCTTGACCAAGTCGATCACGTCCTCGCGCTCGGCCTTGCCACCGAAGGCGTCATCGAATGACTGGTAGCCGGTGCTGGCAATTCGGTTGACCTCGGCCCAGGACATCTCGGGAGCAACTTCACCTTCTACGCCCCACATCTGCTTGATGATCTTGGCGCGTTCCGCCGACAGCTCACGCGACGCCGAGAAGTGCGGCAGCTTGAAGCGTGTGCCACGGAGGAACTGCTCGGGTTCCGGCGCCCCGGTTGGCGTGACATAGCCGCGCAACACACGGTCGAATGCGCTCGCGTCGAAGACTTCTTTACTTTCGTCCACACGAACGAATTCATGGAGAGATCGCATTGCGTGATCACGTGGCAGCGTGGCTGTCGATGGGGGCTGCAGCCCGAGCACGACACCGCTGCGCGGCCAGATCGCATCAACGAGCGCCGTCGTCACCTCGCTCTCTGGCGCGCGCTTCCAAGCCCGCGC